ATGGACATGGATTTTATACCCATTCTACCCTATTCTGAGAGGTCAGGAATGAAGAAAAAAACTAATTCCAATCTACCTATAACTATAGATATATATGATACTTATCCATATATATCTGATGAATTAATCAATAGTTTAGGTAATGATTTTCAAAATAGATTACCCGATCATAACATAGATTCTTTTGAACTAGGTAAATTGATAGGGCAGCAATCTGTTATTGAAAAACTAAAGATAGTACAAAGGTTACAACAAGAAGAAAGTGAGATTAAGGATGAAGAAAAAAAATAAAAAGAAAGGTTGCTAGTTTATGTGTTTTATAGGTACAATTTTGCACTTTATTAAACCGGTTAGAAAAGGAGTACAGAATTTAGCAGCTGATATTGTAGGAGCTAAAAAACCTACTCAATCACTTAATAAAAATACCACAGCAGAAGCAGATTTAACTCCTATTGTAGATAAGTACCAAAAGACTGAAGACTTAAATACAGGTAATACTACATCTGATAATGCTACTGATATGAAGAATAGCTTAATAGCTTTAAAAATACCTTTATTAAATACATCTAGTACAGATATGAACACAGGTAGCAACAAATATTTAGGGCTTAATCTTGGGGGTGATATCTAATGTGTACACCACAGATAGGCATGGTAGCACTCAATGCAGCTAACTGGGCTAAAAATGCTTGGGCTGGATTACAGACCGCAGGAGCAGCAGCAGGAGCAGCTAAAAGTGCAGGAGGGTTAAGTACAGCTGCAAAAGTTGCACCTTCATTACTATCGGCTGCAGGTACGGCTGCAACAGCAATTGCTGCAGCAAAAGCTAGTAGAACTAGTGCAACAACAGCTTCAGGTTATGATTTAAGTTCTTTGTATAACAATAACACAACAACACAAGTTGAAAAGACAGCAAGCACTCTTAATAATAATGACCCTATATCAAGTGCCACAGGATTAACAAAAAGCACACTAGCTTCATTAAAAGTACCAGTATTAAATACAGGTAATACAGGAGCTAACACTAATTCAAACAGATATATAGGATTAAATCTAGGGGGATAGTAATTGAAAGAGAATAAAAAAAATAATTCTCCTGATGAAATCCACGTACATAAAACTCTAGCTTCTAAGTATGAAAACATGAAACAAGATAGAGAACCTTATTTAAACAAGGCTAAAGAGGCAGCAAAATATACATTACCTTCATTATTAAAAGATGATGATAGTAATGTTATGAGTTATGAAACACCTAACCAATCGGTAGGGGCAGATGGCATAAACAATCTATCAGCTAAAGTAACTCTTACAATGCTACCACCTAATCAACCATTCTTTAAATTTGATATTGATGAAATGAGTATGAAAACTCAGGCACAACAATCAGGATTAGATGCTACAGAATATAGCCAACAAGTTATCAGAGGTCTATCATTGACCGAAAAAATGCTAGTTGATTATAATGAGCATAATGGTGATAGGATATGTCTTGGTGAGGCTCAGAAACATCTATATATTGCAGGTAATGTTTTCTTAGTGCATCAACCTAATCAGGGATTAAAATACTATCCTTTGACAAGGTTTGTAGTTAAGAGAGATTATTGTGGTAATGTTTTAAAAGCTATCACAAAAGAAACTGTAGGTTTTTATGCACTACCAAAGGATTTACAAGATAAAGTTTTAGAGGCTTTAAAAGCTAAAGAAAAGACTGATGATGTAAAAGGATTAGACCATAAGGAACTAACTCTTTACACAGGTTATAAAAGAACAGATAAGTTTTGGGTAACTCATCAAGAGATTGAGGGTATCGAGATTGAAGAATCAGAAGGAAAATATCCTATTGATATTTGCCCTTTTATGGCATTACGCTATACCCGTATTGATGGTGAGAGCTATGGTAGAGGCTTAATAGAAGAATATATCGGAGATTTAAGTTATTTAGATGCACTGACAAAAGCTATTAAAGAGAGTTGCTTAGCAGCCTCTAAACTGGTTATGTTAGTCAATCCATCCGGTACAACTTCAATCAGAGCCTTGAATAAAGCTAAGAATGGTGATTTTGTATCAGGTAATGCTAATGATGTAACACCTTTACAAGCTAATAAATACTATGATTTAAGAACAGCACAAGAAGCAAAAACTGATATCGAAAAGAGATTAGATAGAGTATTTTTATTAGCACAGGCAGTACAAAGAGATGCTGAACGTGTTACAGCACAAGAAATTCAATATATGATTAGAGATTTAGAGGAAGCACTAGGCAACCATTACTCAATCATGTGTAAAGAATTTCAATTAGCTTATATTAAAATATCTTTCTTTCATATGCGTAAAGAAAAGAAAAATAAATTACCGGATTTAATCAGAGATAATAATGTCAAATTGACAGTTACCACAGGATTAGAAGCACTAGGCAGAGGCTCAGACTTGAATAAGTTAATGAACTTCGGACAAACACTTGCACAGTTTGCACAGATAGCACAAGTAACAAATATGAAGATGGATGTTATAGCAAGTAAAATTGCAGCAAGTTTAAATTTAGATATTGAAGGATTGATGCCTACGCAAGAAGAATTGCAACAGCAACAACAAGCACAGCAACAATCAGAATTGATAAATAAAGTAGCACCTAATGCGGTTAATAAATATGGTGATATGTTAAAAGCTCAGCAAGAGCAACAAACACAACAAGAACAAACAAACGAGAGGGAATAATTAAACAATGGCAGCAGCTAAAGATGAAAAAGCAGATGTTAAACCACAAGCAGAATTAGAAGAAGAAACCTTAGATAAAATTACTGAAGATGGTAAAGAGAAAAAACAAGGTGAAAAAGTAATTAAAAAAGCTTTTGGCGTAGTCGTAGAAACTAATTATTAATTTATAATCAATAAAAAGGATTTATATTATTTATGAGCGAGGAACAAGCAACAACAAACTCTCAGGAAACTACTGAGAGTAATAATGCTGCACAAAATACAGTAACCAATACTGAGGATAGTGCAGCTCAAAAACAAGAACAACAAACTAATGTAACAGATGAAAATTCTCAAAATACAACACAAGAAACTGATACACAAGAAAAACAAACTGATACTGAACCATCACAAACCACAAAAGAAACTGAGAATAAAGATGCTGATAAGCAAGTAAAAGATTATAACAATATTATCGATGCTCAATCAGCACAGACAGCTTTGAAACAAGAAGGTTTTGATTACACCAAATTACAAACAGAATATATGTCTAGTGGTGATATATCAAAAGAAACTAGAGCAGAACTTGCTAAACATGGATTTAATGAACAAGCTGTAAATAATTTTATAGCAGGTCAGCAAGCACTAGTTGAAAAGCAAATGACTGATATTGCTCAGGTAGTAGGTGGAGTTGAAGAAATGTCAACAGTCATTGAATGGGCTAAAACTAACTTATCTGAAGATGAGAAAAAAGAGATAGATTCTATTCATGATCCAGCATCAATCAAATTTATTTTGAAAGGATTAAAAGCTCAAATGGATGAAAAAGAAGGTAAAATACCAAACCAAATTACAGGTAATGCAGGACAAACACCATCTGATTTATTCGAGAGTATGGCAGAAGTTGAAGAAGCTATAAGCGATCCGAAATACAGTAAAGATGAAGTATATAGAGAAAAAATTAGACAAAAAATAACTGCAAGTAAAAATGCAGGCAAAATTAATTTATAGGAGAGATTTAAACAAATATGGCAGACAATGCTAATTTATCACGTTCAGGACAAATCAATAACTCAGGTGATGCTTTTGCCTTATATCGTGACCAGTTCATAGCAGAACTTATTACAGAATTTGATGCACAAAGAAAAGTAACCCCTTTTGTTAGATTTAAAGAAATCACAAAAGGTAAATCCGCATCATTCCCTAACTTGGGTAAAGTAGATGCAAAATACGTTTATGCAGGAGAAACTTTACTAGGTAATCAGAAAATTGCACACTCAGAAACTACAATCATGTTAGATCCATTCTTGGTATCTGATATTAAAATTGCAGAAATTGATACATTAATGCAAGAGTATGATGACAGAGAACAAACTAAGATTGAAATGGCTAGAGCCTTAGCTCGCACAGAAGAAACTCAACAACTTATCGTAGGTTGTTTAGCAGCTCGTGCAGGTGGAATGGTATCAGGTCGTGCAGGGGGTTCTGTTATCAAATCACAAGGTTGCAAAACTGATGCAGCTAAACTTGCAGCAGCAATATTCGCTGCAGGCGTTGCAATGAAAGAAAAGGATGTACCATATGAAGGTATCGTATGTTTCTTACGTCCGGCACAAGTAGCTTTACTTGCACAATATGATAAGATTACAGATAAGAATTTAGGAGCTTCAGGTAACTATGCAAAAGGTACTGTAGGTTTTGTAAATGGTATTCAAGTAATTGAAACTAACTACTTACCTTCTACAAATATTGCACAGGATACTTCAGGCAACAACACACCAAATAATACATATTATGGTGATTTTTCTAACACAACAGGACTTGTTATGGCTAAAGGAGCTATTGGTACTATTGTTAGAAAAGGTATTACAGTTGAAGCAACTTGGTTGCCACAAGAACTTACTTGGTTATTGACAGCTAGAAATTTACAAGGACATGGTATTCTTGATCCTCGTAAAGCAGTTGAAATTAGAGATGAAGCAGCAGCTTAATGTAGCCTTCGTTTCATAAATAAAATATAATTTTTTAGGGTAGAATTTAGGATTATTCCTCGGTTCTACCCTTTTTTTTATCAATAAAATTAAGGAGAGAAATGACAACAAAACTTGAAGCAATAAACACTATGCTTAATTGTATAGGGCAAATTCCTATCAATACACTAGAAGGTAGTGTAACAAAAAGTACCTTTGTTGTATCAGCAGAAAACTTACTCGATAATGAAACAAGACGTATTCAACTTACAGAATGGGATTTTAATACAGAAGATAATTACCCACTTACACCAAATACTGATAATATTATTAAATTACCGGAAAATGTTTTAAGAGTTAAATTCCCACAAGATTTTATGAATAGATATATTATTAGAGATAATAAAATTTATGATAAAGTTGAGCATACATTCACAATTTCAACACCACTTTATGTAACTATTGTTTTTAAATTAGATTTTGATGAATTACCGGAAGTTGTACAAACATATATAACTATGTCAAGTGCATATAAATTGACTAAAAGAGAACTAGGGGCGCAAGCACCTTGCCTTTATACACAGGAAGATTTAAACGAGGCTAAAGCTCAAATGCTACAATATGAACTTGATACAGGTAATTATTCAATGATACCACAATTCTACACAAAAGAAATAACAAGGGAGCTTTAATATATGGCACTAGTATCAGATACTATCTCAAACTTCATAGGTGGAGTATCACAACAACCATCAAAATTAATGTTTCCCAATCAAGCTAAAGAAATTATCAATATGACACCTGATCCGGCAGTAGGATTAGCAAAAAGAAATCCGACAGAGTATGTAGCAAGATTGATGGATAAACTTAATATCTATCCAAAAACTCATACAATTATCAAAGAAGATGAAAAATATACAGTATATCTTACAGGTTCAGGTATTAAAGTTTTTGATTTAGAGGGTAATGAAAAGACTGTAAATTTAGCTGATGATAAAGTAATTAACTATATTACAACATCTGTGCCTATGTATGATTTAGATATGACAACAATAGGTGATTATACCTTTATTCTAAATAAGACTAAAGTAACTAAACTCAAAGATGACTTATACCCCAATCCATACCCTAATGCAGCTATAATATTTGTTAAGCAAGGTGATTATGCAATAGAGTATGATATTGAAGTCAATGGTACACAGCAGGCTCAAAAAATTACATCTAATTCTGATATTTCAGATACTAAAACTCTAGGTATAGCACAATCATTATACGACCAATTAGTATCTAAACTTGGAACTACAGACTGGATTTTTGCTAAAAAGAACTCAACTATCTTATTAAGAAGAAAAGATAAGGCTTCATTCACAATCTTAGCACGTGATTCAAACGGTGATAGAAACCTATTTGCTTTTTATAATGAAAGTGATTCACTTACGACACTCCCACTTACAGCACCAAATGGTTTTATTCTAAAGATTAAAGGTGATAAGAAGTCTGAGACAGATGATTATTATGTTAAATTTAAGACATCTGATGGTAGTGAGTTTGGTAATGGCTCTTGGAGTGAATGCTGTGCACCTAATATAAAATATAAGATTGATGAAACTACAATGCCTCATGCTCTTATTCGTGAGAGTGATGGTACTTTTACATTCAAATCTTTAACTTGGACAGATAGAAAAGCCGGTGATGAAACCACAGCTAAAACACCATCTGTTTTTGGTAATAAGATTAATGAAGTATTTACACACAAAGGTAGACTAGCTTTTTTAGCAGGAGATAAATCATTATACTCAGATGTAGAGGATATATTCTCATTCTTTAAAAAGACTACACTAACTAAACTTGATACAGATCCGATTGATGTTGGTTCAAATTCAAGGATGGTAGATTTATATCATTCATTACCATTCAATTCAGATTTATTATTATTTAGTAATTCAAGTGAATTTACAATCAAAGGTGGAGATACTTTTACAAATTCCACTGTGACTATTGATTTAACTATGGAATATTCTTGTAGTAGATATTGTAAACCTATTAGTATAGGTGATACTGCGTTATTTGTTTATGAGAATGGTGAGTATTCAGGAGTATATGAATTATATACAGCCTCAACTTATGCAATCTCAGCAAGAAAAGTTACAGATCAGGTTATACATTACTTACCTAAAGATATATTCAAGATAGCAGCAAGCCCTCAGAATAATATAGCAACCTTTATATCAAGTGATACTAAAGATACAATATATTTGTATAATTATTATTATACTTCTGAGAAAAAGGCTCAGAGTGCATGGCATAAATGGGTATTTAATAATGCAGTAATATTAAACTGTGATTTTGATGAGAACTATTTATACATCACAGCTCAATATTCAGATGGAGTTTATTTATTAAAAATTAATTTAACTTCAAATCAAGCAGAAACAGACTTAGAATTTTTATGTTATTTAGATAGAAAAGTATATTTAACCGGAACTTATAATACATCAACAGATAAAACTACAGTTACATTACCTTATACACCAATAAACAGTATATCAGTTGTAGATGCAAAAACTGGGTTTTTAGTTGATACAACAATTACTGATAAAGCACTTACAATAGAAGGTAATCATACATCAATAATTGCAGGTGATATTTATAATTCAGATTTTATATTATCAACGATATATCAAAGACAACAAGTATCAGAAGGCTCTCTAAAGGTCGTAGATGGCTTGTTAATTGTCAGAGATATAAATATAGGTTATGCAGATAGTCTATACTTTAAAATTGATGTAGAGCCTCTGTATAGCTCTTATATAAGTTCTTCTTTTGAATTTACAGGTAAAAAAATAGGTGAAGTATCAGCTATTACAGATAAGTTTATACCTGATAGCAGTACCTTCTTAGTACCGGTAGGTTTAAAGAATGAAGATGTAGAAATTAAATTTATAAATGACAGCTACTTACCATGCTGTTTTTTAAACCTAACTTGGTTAGGAGAAATGTCGATACGTGGGCAAAAAAGTTAGAATTAAATCATCAACCTTAGAGGACGTGAGAATAATCTCACAGAATCTAAGGCAAGATGATATTTATGAATGTAGTGCTATCAATCAGACACCCTACATAGCATTATTGAATAGTTTTATTTATACAGATGAAGGTTACACAGTAACAATTGATGATATACCGGTAGGAATTTTTGGTATATCAAAATATAGAGTACCTAATAAGAGAGCTATAATATGGTTTTTAGGTACTGATGAAATGACAACAATACCCTTCTTCTTTGTTAGAGAAGGAAAGAAATATATAAATAGATGGTTACAACAGTATGATATTTTATTCAATGTTGTATCTACAAGGAATACAACTCATATTAAATGGTTAATGTGTTTAGGGGCAGAGTTCTCAGAACCATTATTAATTAATAATATAGAGTTTAAACAATTTTTTATAACGAAAGGATAATAATATGACACTATGGGCAGGTATAGGGCTTGGCTTACAAGGTACTAGTGCAATAGTCAATGCAATAGCAGCAGGTAAGGCTAAAACATCTTATACAACATATCAAAATAACGTCAGACAAGCTGCATTAAATAATTATCTTTATCAAACAAGAGCAATCAATAATAGATACTCGGAAGAACAAGAAGCAAGTAGTATCAATCAACAACAAGTAGAGATTGAAAATATGAAAGCTAAAGCTACAGCAGAAACCAGTGCAGCCGGTAGTGGAGTAGCAGGTACTACTATTGATAACCTATTTAAAGATTATGATAGGGCGAGTGCTATGAGTAATTATATTGCACAAAGAAACTTGCAAATAAAAGGTTATCAATATAATGATGAGCTTGATTCTGCAAGGATTAGTGCATTAAATTCATATAATACACTTCAAGATTATACCGGTGGAAATGGATGGGATACATTATTCTCAGGACTTGGTAATATGTTATCTAATTATGCTCAATATGATAATTGGGCTAAACTAACTCAACAGAGAGGACAATTAAGTTAATATGGCTGATAGAAGAATAACACCTGATGAAGTTAAGAACTTGCAATTACAACCACAGGCATCACCTGTCAATAAACTTATGCAATATTCACCTGAAACCGGTGATGCAGTTAGACTGGCACAACTTGCTAACACTATGAATGGTTTAGCAAAACTAGGGGCAGGTATTGAAGCTGCAGATAATGCTTGGGTTAGAAATTCTTACGCTGATATGAAGGCAGCAGCAGAAAAGACAGAATTAAAGAATAGAAATGACTGGAAAGAAGTATCAAAAAATATTAAAGGTATGGCAATCTTTAATCCATACAATCATGATGCTTTTGAACAGTTACAATTCAATCAAACAGCAGACCAAAAAGTTTTAGAATTATCAACTATTGAAGATGCTGATAAATTAGATCCAAATGTATATGCTCAACATATTGAAGATAAACGTAATGAATTATTAAACTATGCAAAAGATACAGGATTTAAAGGAAATAATATTAATGTAGGTTTAGCAAATTTTGGGGCAAATGTTAATAAGCTAAAAGAAAAACAGGCAGAAGATTATGCTAAATATAATTTTCAAGTAGAGCAAAATAAATTTACAGCTACAACTTCACTTGAAATGGCAACAGTTGGATTACAAACCAAAGGTGATAAAACCGGAGCTTTAACTAATGTACTTGATAAATATAACAAACAAATGACTGAACTCGGTTGGGCTTCTGATACAAAAGCTAATGTTTTATTAAAATCAGCAGCAGACTATGCAGCTAATAATGCTGATACTGTTAATAGTTCAGAGTTAGAAGTAGCTTTTAAGAATTTAAAGATTGATGGTAAAACTTTGAATGAAATAGATCCGACTTATTCAACAACCTTACATCAAGTTATAAGACAGGCTAAACAAGCTATATATCAAGATAAACAAGATACTTGGAATAATCATAAATTAGATATGGAAATTGCTACAACAAATACTATGTCTAAATTTTTTAAATATTACAATCAGAACCGTAATGCTACACCTGAACAGTTATATCAAACAGGCATGAAGATGATTAATGATGCCGGTATATATGAAAAAGGTAATGAATTTTTAAACTATATTTCAAATATTAAAAATAGTGCCTATTCAATTAAAGATATAAAATCAGATCCGAATATTGTTAGGAATTTACAAATCAAAGCAGCAGAAGGAACTTTAACCGGTACTGATGTTTCACAAAATATTGGTAGTTTATCAGGTGATGATGCTTACAAATTAATGAATTATATTGATAGACAGGAGCAAAAAGCTCATACACAAGAAGTGAAATTGACTAATGATTCGTATAAACAATTTAATAAAGATTATGGTACTAAAAATGGAATGAATTATATTGCTCATAAGCAAACTCGTAATAAAGTTTTAAATGAAGCTGCAACATATAAAAGTATGTTTGATTCAGGAAAAATAGACCATCAAACATATAACCAATATATGTGGTATCTAAAACAAGGAGTTAGTCAAGGACAGACAGACTATCATAAAACACAAGGTTTGGTATCACTTGTTAATGAACCACACAATTTAACTCAGCAAGACTTTAATAGAGTTAGTGTATTCAAAGATTTAGGGGCTATCAGACGTATGGGAATTACAAGATATAAAAATGCTCCTGATAAAAGGGTTTATATCTCATCAAAACCACAAAATTTTAGAACAGCTACAGGTACAAGACACTACGGTTATGATTTAGGTGGAGATGGTACAGCTTATGGAAGGGCTTTATACTCTCCAATGAAAGGTAAAGTAGTATTTTCAGGTTATCAGAATGGAGCAGGCAATATGGTTATTGTCCAATGCAGTAATGGTAAATATGTAAAATATATGCACCTTACAAGTGCTAATTCAGTACAAACAGGTCAAGTAGTTACAGCTAATACACCTATAGGCAGAAGTGGTAGTAGTGGTAGAGTAATAGGCTCAGGTGGACATGTACACGTTGAATTTTATGATAATCAAAAACGTTGGATAACAGCTAATGAATTTTTAAACAGTTAAGAGGAATAAATATTGATAGATTTTAATAGTGATGTACCTATTGCAGAACAATATCAACAGCAACAAAAGGAAAAGCAAGAACAACCACAATCTTATGTTGATGAAGATACAGCTCAAAAAGTAGGAATTACACATCCACAGGATGAAGAGCAACAAAATCAACAGAATGAACAAACAGCTCAACAACCGGAAGATAATTATATTCAAGATGCAACATACGGACAAAAGGTAGCTGATGAATTTAAAGCAGGAATATCAGAAGCTTCAAAAATATTATTACCAAAGAAATTTGAATGGGATTATAAACCTCAAACAAGAGCAGGACAAGTTTTTAAAACATATACTAAATTTTTAGGTGGCTTATCAGGTTTAGCACTAGCTTCAGTAGCAACAGATGGGGCAGCAGATAGCTTAGCAGCTAATAATATGCCTATGCTTGCTAAAGGAACTGACTTTATATCGAAATCACTTGGCAATGGTAAATTTTTCAAAACAGGTTCTACTTCATTATTAAAGAAAGCCGGAGTTGGATTATTAAATGCAGGTACTTATGGTTGGGGAGCTGCAGCATTATTAAATGCTGAGAATTATTCACCTGATAGTGAAAATTTATTTGATACTCTAGGCAATCCAAACTTACCTTTAGGATTAAATAACGTTGTTAAAACATTACAATCTGATCCAAATGATACACAAGCACAAGATAGATTAAAGAATTTTGCAGGTGATATGGTTATTAATGCAGGATTTAATAGTGTACTCGGTATAGCCGGAAAAGCTTTAAAGAGTATGTTCTCAAAAACAATACTTGATACCGTTAAAGATGCTAAAAATCCTACAGAAGAAACAGCTAATTTTGTACTTAATGATAATCAACAGTTAGAAGCACTTACAAACTCAGCTGATAGATTGAATGAAGTACAAAAGATAAGACAAGAAGCTAGTGAAACTGGTGATGATGCCTCTCAAATGATACTTGATAGACTTAATATGGACGACCAAATAGAAGCTCAGAAGATGAATAAAGTATTAGATGAAGGCAATAATATCTTTATGCATAAAGATGGTACTTGGGATGTATCAGTAGAAAAATGGCAAGATGCAAGTAAAGTATCACCTGAAGAATATAAAAAACAATTACAAGAAATTGATGAATATAAAGCTGAGGATAATCCAAACCTTACTGTAAGACAAGGTGATACAGCCTTAGAACATGCAGATCAAGCAATTAATGATGTATGGACTGAAAGGGGTTGGAAAAATACAGATGAAAATTTAGTTAATGAAGATTCTAAAGGTCAGCTAAAAGGTAATCAAACACTCGCTAATAAACTTGCTAAAAACTATAAAGATAAATTTGGTATTGATAATAATATTAAAGTTGAATTTGCAGATGGTTTAAAAACTAAAAAGGGTGAGATATTAGAAGGTCAAACTGAAGTTGCAAAGAATATTGGTAAAAAAATACCAAAGGGTAGTATTACTGATACTGAGAATACATCTAAAATTGAGAACTTTAAATCTGAACTGGATACCTTTAAAATAGATGAACATAAAAATCAGTATATTACTACTAAAGGCAAAAAAGGATATTATAAAACTAATATCACAGAACCTATGGATAGGGATATTAATCAGGCAGAAAGTCAACTTAATTTTGTTATAGATAAATTTAAGAAAGATCCGATTAATGCAATAAAGGAATGGAATGATACTGCATTTCAAAAATATGTATCGTCTGAATTGCCTGAAGAAGTATCACAACCAATATGGGAAAAATACTGGAATGCTTATGTTAAGGCTTCTGACTATGCAGAATTTATGTCTAAAACAGGTAAAGATGCAAAATTACTTGATATTACAATCAAAATAAATCCTAATACTAAAAATCCTTATGCAGTATTACGTGGTGAGTTAGAACATGCACGAGATATTGCAAAGAATGAAGTACCTAAAGATAAAAATATACACTTTTCACGTTATCAAGGAGATAATGAAGCAGAAGTAGCACCTAATTATGTTTATAAGAAGGCACAGGCTAGAAATACTGATATAATTGGTGATACACCTAATCAGCCACAGCTCACAGAAGGCTCTATAAGCCCTATAAAAGAACCTACACCTGTAACTACACCTGAAACACAAACAACAGCCCTTAAAACTGATTCTGACATGAGTAAAAATGCTATTGAACCGGAAAAAATAGTCAATCCGAATACAGAAACATTACTAACTACTAAAACAAGTGATGATATTGTTAGTAATATACAATCAGGACAAGTTAAAGCAAAAACTATAACTGATATTGATAATATTATTAAACAAACAGAACTAATAAATCCGGAAATATCAGGTACAACTCATGCTGCTATTGCAAAGGATGCAGATAGTTATGCTAAATTATTGGAAAATGCTAATGATTTAGGAGTTTTAAATCAATTAAAATCAGCATATATCAATAATGATGTTACAACTATGGATGCAATTACTCGTAGAGTAGCAGCAGTACAACATCTAACATCAACTATTAAAGATAAGATTAATACTCTAGGAGCTAATCCTGATTCTGAAGTGAAGAAAAATATTGTTGACTTTCTACAACAATTACATTCTTATACAAAAGAAACAGGCAAAGCCTCAGGTAGAAGTTTAGAAGCACGTAAATTTATTAATCAAGCAGCAGAAACTTTTGGTAGTATGAGATTATCAGAACTATCAAAAGATGGAATTAATACACTTGCTGATTTAATTGATGCAAATATTAAAGATATTCTACACTTAAACTTTACACGTGGTATTAAACTAACTCCACAAGAAGTACAACAAGAACTCTTATCAAGAATATTTACAGATGATAAAGAGGGAATAGGACAATTACTTCTTAATGATGATGAATTTAAAAGTAAATTTTTAAATATATGTGCAGAACACTATCAATCAGGTGGAAAAATAGGTCAAGATGAACTTAAACAAAAATTATCAGCTCTAATTACTGATAAAAACTATGAACAAGTATATAAAGCTATGCAATTAGCACCTGATGCTGATAGTATGGGTAAAACTGTATCTAAATGGCATGATATATCCGATGGAATTAATGCATATTATGTGCATAACTTATTATCAGGTATA